GTATTCATTAACGACTTAACCGCCTTTAAGTTGCCATTCGATGAAATGGATTTTCTAGATGTTGAACGCTTGCTTAAAGAAAGAGGTATCCCTGTTGATGAAAATGCGAGGTCTGCTTACAACACCATCAGAGCAGAACTAAAGGGAAGAAAAGCAATAGGAACTCTTACTGTTGCAGGAGCATTAGGCATGTTCACTGGAGATAATATTCGTGGTAATGGTTTGTATGACAAATCAAGGCAACGTACTAGAAGGGAACTTGATTGGAAACCTAGAACCTTTAGAGGTCTAGATGGAAAGTGGCGTTCCTTCGACAATATGGGTGCTTTATCTGATTGGTTATCTTTAACTGTCGATATTGCGGATAATTTCGACACTTTGGATGAACCAAGTATTGAGGTACTCCTTAATAAGATGGGTCATATATTGGCGGCAAACCTAACTAACAAATCATTTACTGCAGGATTAGAACCACTCAATGATGTACTCGCTGGAAACCCTGCTGCTTTATCAAGATGGGGAGCAAGTTTTACTAGTTCCCTATTACCTTTAAGTGGTCAAAGAAATGAACTTGGAAGATTATTAGAACCTCAAATCAAAGAAGTTGAACAAGAGTTCTTCCAACAACTAGCAAATAGAAATGTCTTAGCGAAATCTAACCTTCCAGATAAGTACGACTGGGTTGATGGAGGAAAGGTTGGTGAACCTGTTGACTTCTTTACTAGAGTTTGGAACACCTACTCTCCGTGGTGGAAACAAAGCGAACGAATATCTCCAGAAAAACAATTCCTTATCGATATTGAATTTGATGGTCGACCCTCCTTACGAACAAATGGTAACGGAGTCGAATACACCGTTGATGAACGCTCTGAAGTCACTGATCTAATGGGTCAGAGTAAATACTTTAAGAATGAAGTAAGGAAAATAATGAACTCTGTTTCAGGTCAAGAATTTCGTAAAGCATATAAAAAATCACCTGTTGGTATAGATAGGAAACGCTTTAACGGTGTTCATATGAGACTGCGGAAGGCATTGCGATTTGCACAGGATTTAGCAGAGAGTCAATTATCAACAAAGAACCAGTTACAACAGAAACTCTATCAAGAACGACTAATCGATAAATATACGACAACTGGTCAGACAGACAAAATCAAAGAAATATTGATACCTACACGGTAAAAGACAATCTACATACATAATGGATGGCAACAACTGAACATTTTTATACGGGTAATAATTCCACCACTGATTACTCTTTCACATTTCCATATTTAAAGGAAGATAATATCAAGGTCACTCTTGATACTATAGCGACAACTGCATTTACACTGCCAAACTCCACCACAGTCAGGTTTAATACAGCACCTGGACAAGATGTAAATATTCATATCTATAGAGAAACAGATGTAGATCCTGCCTTGGCAACCTTTATTGCAGGATCTTCTATTAGAGCAGTTGATTTAAACGACAATTTTGATAGAGCGTTATATGCTCTCCAAGAACATCAAGGACAATTAGTTAAGACAACGGACGTTAAGGATGCAGCAATTACGTCCGACAAACTACTTGATGGGACAATAGTCAACAACGATATCAATGCTAGTGCTGCAATAGCAGGAACAAAAGTTTCACCAGATTTTGGTTCTCAAAATGTGGCGACCACAGGAACTATTAATAGTCTCTCAACTACAGAACTAGCAATATTGGATGGAGCGACTCTTTCAACCAATGAGTTAAACATTCTAGATGGAGTCACTGCTACTACAGCGGAACTCAACATCATGGATGGAGTGACTGCTACAACTGCTGAACTAAATATCGTTGATGGAGTAACTGCTACTTCAGCAGAACTCAATATTATGGATGGAGTTACTGCTACAACTGCAGAACTTAACCTTATGGATGGGGTTACTGCTACAACAGCAGAATTGAATCATGTAGATGGTGTAACCTCTAATGTCCAGACACAGATAGACGCAAAACAACCTCTTGATTCAGACCTAACCACTCTTGCTGGTATGCAAGCAGGAACTGCCTCTAAACTTGCTGGTGGTACTGCTCTTACTTCAGATATTGCAGACCTTAACCAGATAGATGGATTAACTAAACAAACAACCATCTCTGATAGTGATGCTTCATTCCCTACCTCTGGTGCAGTTGTTGATTATGTTGCTGCACAGATAGCACCTATTGGTGGATTAGAAGTTATTGCTGATGATGCCTCGTTTCCAAATACTCAACCTGATGCAGGTGTAGTTATTAGTATTGCGGATGCAGGTGGTCTGGTAGTTAACGGGTCTGGATCTAGCACGACTGCCAGAACAGTCGGCGGTTCAACAGTAACTATTAACGGCATCAACTCTAGTTACAACAGTTCTACTGTTACCTCTGGTATTGGTTTCCTTGTAAGTTCGACTGGATCAGGACAGGTATATAACTTCCATAAATCAGTCATCAGAGATCAAGATATTCTTAGTATTAGTACAGATATAAATGACTTTGCTAATAGGTATCGAGTAGGAAGTTCAAACCCAACATCCTCATTAGATGGAGGCGATTTATTCTTCAATACTACTACTGCAAAATTATTAGTATTTAATGGTGCTACTAGTGCATGGGAAGAAGCACAGTCTGTTGGTAACTTCTTTATCAATACGATTTCTAGTTTTTCAGGTACTGGAGGTAATAGTGCAACATTTAATGGTAGTGCTTTCAGATTTGTTCTTAGTAATCCGCCAACTAACGCAGAACAATTACTTGTCAGTGTCAATGGAGTAGTTCAAAAACCTGTAGCAGGAACAAGTCAACCATCAGAAGGGTTCTCAATTGATGGTAGTTCTATTATCTTTAGTTCTGCTCCTGCTAGTGGTAGTGATTTTTTCATCATCACAATCGGTTCTACAGTAAATATAGGTACTCCAAGTGATGACACAGTTACTAATGCTATCCTTCAATCTGGTTGTGTAGACAATGCGAAAGTAGCAACCACCGCTGCAATCGCAGGGTCAAAGATTAGTCCAACTTTTACATCAACTGTAAATGTAACAAATACTCTTCCAGAGATATTTTTAACTGATACAAATGCAAGTAATGCTAGAGGAAGAGTAAATGCAAACGGAGGTGGTTTACTTTTAGGTGCAGATAATGACAATGCTGCAGCAGATAGTGTGATTTCTTTTGCAGTTGATGGTAGTGAAAAGGCACGCATCGATTCTAGTGGAAACGTAGGTATAGGTACAACACCATCATGTAAATTAGATGTTACCAGTACATCGACAGCAGCAGATGATTCAGAACCTGTAGCAGTTTTTACAACTCAAGGACATTGCCAAGTAAGACTTGATGGAGATGGAAACAAATGGTCTTTACTAGCACTTGATAGCGCTGCTGCTGGTGATCATTTTATTATTTACGATAAAAATAATTCTACTGAAAGACTCCGCATACAAAGTGATGGAGACGTAAAAATAAATGACGGCGATCTAGTAATAGGAACTGCTGGTCACGGTATTGACTTTAGTGCTAACTCTCATGCTGCAGGGATGACAAGTGAGACGTTGGACTTTTATGAAGAGGGAACATGGACTCCAACTCTAAGTTTTGGAGGTGGTACTACTGGTATTACTTATGATACTTCTGGGATTGATCAAACTTCTGGTTATTATATAAGGGTTGGTAAATTAGTTCTTGCTTCTGCTTCGATAAAACTTACATCTAAAGGTAGTTCAACAGGAGATTGTAATATTAACGGATTACCTTTTAATAACATGAACTCTAATGCAGGTGGTAGAGCGTCAGGCACTGTTGGTTATATAGAAGGTTTTGGTAAGAGTGGACCAATGGTAATTTTACCTGGAAATAATAGTAATTATATTACCTTGAGACAAATTAATCCTGATTTTGATAGTTCTGGCAATCTAAGTAGTAGTAATTTTACTGATAATAGTCGTTTCTTCTTCTCATTAACTTATCTTGCTGGATAATTAATAGACCGTTAGCACGTCTCAAAACTACGCCATAAATCTATTTATATCGGAGATATATCTTAAATGGCATTAACAGAAACACAAGAGAACGACAAGATTGAAGTAGTTAACAAGTGGAATATACAAGTCCGCACTGCGACAATCATAAAAAAGGATGGAGTTGAACTTACACGTTCATTCCATAGAAAGGTATTAGTACCAGGCACTTTGGATGCTAGTGATAACCTCATTGAAACTGACTTGAGTTCAGAAGATCCAGACGTAAAAGCAAT